GGTAATTACGATCTCTGATACATCGAACTCTCGGTTACATAGACAGCATCGAGTTGTGATCCCGCTAGCATGAACGCTATCTCGGATCTTCTTATAGTGTTCGATAACATCGACATCTGGGAATGACTCCCATTCGCCATCTTGGTTCATAAATTGCAAGCTGCTCATGCTCTCACCTCTTGCGGTTTCCAAGTGCCATCTGCTGCAACTACATACCAGATCGGATCGCACTTCTTAACTTCTGACCAACGCTCACCATTCATAGGTTTAGCAGAACAAGCCATATTCGCCCATGCTCGACCATTCTTGTTACCTGTGCGCCATTCACGCTCACCATGCTCGCAATGGGGAATGTCCTTATCGATCTTGACTGCACCCAGTACATCTTGAACAAGTGCTACAGCCTCACTAGCTGAAGGTGTAGGTGATACCGCCTTGGTAGTCCATGGATCATCTTCCACCGGCATCGTGATCTTGTCCGCTAACTTATCTGCGAAAGGCTTTGGTTCAGATGCTTTGACTTTAGACATCTCCTCGCGGCTAGGGCGTTTGCCCTTTGAAGCATAGCCCGCGTTAGCCAAAGCCCTGCCGATCGCACTTGTTTCGCAGTTCTCAAGTGCGCTCGTAGAATTGACTCCTCTAGTCGAGACGGTTTCTTCTGCAAAGCCAGTTGTCCAAGCCTGTGCATCGACTTCAGTTCTGTAAATAGCAGCTTTAATAATAAATCGCTGAAGCGTTGACTCAACCAAAGCAGTTTCAATTCGACCATCTGGGTGTTCCTTCCAGAACTTAACTAGGCGTTCTTCAACTGTCTCGTAATCTTCAAGATTAAACATAGAGATCGTTCTCCTCTGTGTGTAGTTGTCCAGCAATAGCCACATAAGCGGCTAGATCGACATAAGTGTCTGTCTTTGCAGTCTCCATGCTTCGCGCTATTTTGACGAGCGCCATACACATTGCGACTTGATAGTCAGTAACTGGCATCTCCAGATAACTCGACCAGAGGGCAGCAGTTCTCGCCATATTGTCGCTTGGGTGACCGTAGTCAATTCCCCGGTCTTGAATTGTTGCTCTGGCTTCGTTAAGGTAATCTCTGGCATTCATCGACCCACCTGCTCTAACTGACGAGCGATCTTACGAGCTGCAATGCGACCTTTAATCTTGCCGTGTTCGTAGCCTCGGCCATAGCCAATGGCAAAGCCGATCAGCATTCCCAGCGCTAGCGATAAAGTAATTGCTATATCTGCGTTCATTTACTGCCCTTCTAGTGCGCCCTTCGCACCTTCTTGGCATAAGTGTTGCATAAATATCTGACTATCTGACGGTGTGTTGGTAACGAAACGGTAACAATTCTCCGTCGTCCATAGCATCATCGATCGTGCGCTTTATATCGTTATCTAGATCGTCCATAACGCCTACCATAGACTTGGAATGTTCCGTCCTTCTCAGCGTAAATTAAGTCCACCTGTACATTTTTGCCGTTCTCTGTGACGATAGCGAAGGCTTGCTGCCAGTTAGGGGTGAAGGCGTATTTAGCGTGTTTGAGAAGCATTGCGTGTCCGACTTCAACACCATGTAGAACTCGTCTTAAAACCCCATTAGAAGCCTCAGAATGGGCACTTCTACCCGCTCGGTGCGTATGCCCCATGATCACATTTTGACCCATTCGCTTGGCTTGGTTGAGTGCGCTCATGCCGGGATTAGGATTAAGACTCCCAAGATCTCCATGAATTGCTACCCAACCTTTGGCAATAGGGTAAGGGTCTTTCCAATACTTAATTCCCATTTCATCGAGCCTCAAAAACTTCTCGAACTTCAACTCTGGCAATGCTAGGAATGCAGGGATCTTCTTCATGATCACATTGTAAAGACGATCGGTATGGTTCGATCTAATAACTACGGCTTCCTTGGCATACTCCGTCAAAGACCAAAGAACATCCACTGTGTGATCTCTATCAGCAGCTAGTGTTTGCTCGTACCAACCTGGTGTTCCTTCGTGCCACCTGCTGATCTGTGGCAAGTCGATTTCGTCTCCGATAGTAACGACAGTATCGGGGCGAAAAGCCTTAATAAATACTGCGAGATTTCTAACAAATACTGAGTCCTCTAGAGGACATTGCAGGTCGGGCACAACTACGGTGCGCTTCATATTGTTTAATCCTCATCGTCATCGTCATAAGGGATCGAGTCAGGAAGTTGTGGCAGCCAGTTAGGAGTTGGCAAGATAGTTGCCGGGTAAGTTAAAGGCTCAAGCAAGATAGCCAAAGCCATTTCAGTTGAGAACCCTGCTCGTCTAAGCGATTTATAGTATTCATTTAGCCCGATGCAGTACTGATCGAGCATAGAGTAAGCCTCTAAGTCGATAGCCTTCTTGCGAGCCATAGGATTATTGTCGCTCTAAAAGTATGTTGTAGATCTCATCGACACGCCCATTAAGGCGCTTGATCTCCGACAGCAAGTGTGTGATCACATAGCCCGCTAATCCACCCACTATCGCAAGCGTGGCAATATAGAGATTTAAGTAGTCCGTTGGAGTCATCGTTTAGGTGTCGCATATCCGAATACTCCAGCAAGTACAGCCCAAAGGATCGAGCGGTAATCTGCTGCGAAGTTAGATGCAGCCCAAGCAGATAAGAACGCGCCTGTTGTTAGTACCAATGGATTTTTCATATTCATGCTGTGCCTCCTAGAAGTGGGATATTAAAGAACGAACCATCTTCATCGCCTTTAGTGCTAAACGAGATATGCATATGATGCTTATGCTTGTTAATCCCAGAATATGCTCGCCAGCGCCAAGCGCTCTTGGCTGAACAGATCTTTGAGTCAAAGATGATGTATTTGATGCGCTTGTCGGTCTTGGCGAGTCTGCGAAGTTGATCAGCAATATCGGGCATGAGGTCGGGCTTAGCCTTTCCAGAGACATCTCGATCCAAGTCAACCGCTCTAACATACCCATTCGATGCATCAGGTATATGGTCGCTAGTACCTCGTGCAAGATGACGGGCATCGGCGATCCAACCATCACTCGACCTATCGCGATCTGGGAACGCGTCATCAAGTTGCTCTCTCAACTGCTGCCCGGCTTTGCATAACTTTGGCTTCATGCCAGTAGCGTTGCCAATTCATCTGCGGTAAGTCCTAAGCGGTCTGCAATAGCAGCCTTAGCCTCAGCCTTCTCCGCTGCTGCTTGCTCCTCATCGGCTTTAGCCTTCGCGTAAGCAATAGCATCTGCTTCGCGCTGCTTGATCTCCTCAGCGGTTAGTTTAACTTCAGAGACTTCACCAGTCTCGCAGTTCACGATTATCTTTGTATCTGCCATGTCTGTCTCCTTATGATTTGGATATGCCGTAGAGGTAAAAAGTTGAATAAGTAACGAAAGAACCGCCGCTTTCACTTGTTAAAGTAATAGATGAAATGGCTGAAGTTTTTGTGTCTAAAGTTGCAGACATAACCTGATACGAGTCCGTTTGATTTGCCTCAGTAACTTCATCTGATGAACCAGATTTAGCAGTTGATCCAGCATAATTTGGTATATAAAAACTGCTGCTTGCGAAAGTATTGTTTGCGTTGGCGAAAGTTCCCACCGTACCACCTGCTCTAAGCCAAGTTTGATTTGCCGATGCAGGTGAACCAGTACCAGCGCCAAAGACGATCTTAGATGTAGTTGTACCAGGAGAATTATAGGCAGCCTTTATTGCGTACACAATTCCTGTGCCTGTATCTTTTGCAGACATTAAAAGCATTAAATCCGTATAAGTGCTAGGGATAGAATTAAAAACTATGCTTGCTTGATTAGATGCACAAATATATTCCGCTATCTTTACATAAGTGTTAGCCATTATGCCGCCTTAATTCCGTATAGGGTAAAGGTAGTACCGACAGCCCAAGTGCCAGAGGCAACGCCAAGTAAGATCGTGTTAATTGCAGAAGTGCTACGCCATAGACCAACTTGCGCTTCTACGCCGTAACCTGCGTTATTGGCTCGGTTAAGAAAAGTTTTGTAAGTCGTAGTGTTTGAGTAATTCATTAAGTGAATAGTATTTACATAGTTAAAGTTGGATGCGTCTGGCGCTGAGTTATTGTCGCAATAAAACAGGGTTTGAGATGAGCCACGATAAGACGAAGCGGCTGAACCGTTGCCTGTTAGCCCTGTTCGTGAATAGTTGCTGCCAGTATCTACCGACCCATTACCTACCTGCATATAAGTATTAGTAACGGTTGAAGCCTTTGCGTTGATAATTACGATTAGGTCTGTATAGGCAGAACTGATGCTGCTAAAAGTAGTCGTTGCAGCAGCGCTGCCAAGTGTTGTAGTCGCTATCGGTTCATAAGTTTTAGCCATTATTTGACCCCATAAAGCGCGAAGGTAGAATTGGTTACGAAGTCGGCTGAGCCGCCCTGAGCGTATAGAACTATCGAAGTTATAGCCTCTGGAGTCTTAAACCATAGACCGCTAGAGAACCGTAAGTCTCCACCCGCGCCGTTAATATCCGCACCGCTTAGAGTTCTAATAGTTTTGTTCTTATTGGTTGAGGTGTAATCCAAAATATCTATAATCCCTGCGCCGAACATTGAAGCCCCAGCAGATGCGCCTGAACCGATAGCGCAGTTAGATAAAGTGTCGGAAGTTGTAGCGCCCGCTCCAGCCGAACCGCCGTCTCCATAAAGGAAATGTCGCGCATAATTAGCCGAACTGTCTCCGTTAAAGCGAATAGATACGCTATCTGTTCCGCTCGCTCGAGTGGAGCGCGAAATATACCTAATTTGCAAGTGTTTATATCCAGAACTAATACTGCTAAAGGTAATTAAGTTCTGGTTGCTGCCGAGAGTTACGGTAGCAATAGACTCGTAATCGCCCACCGCAGGGGTTTCGCCCCCTAGTAGAGCGACCGTGTTGTTAAGCATTAGGCAATAGCCCCCACGACATACCAGTTATTTGCTGAAGTCTGGATTAGGGCGCATGACTTGTACTGGTTTAGGACTGGACTTGCTGCTGTTGCTCCAGCAGATAGAACGGTTACGCCACCTGAGCCAGAGATCGTTACTGCTCCCGCACCTTTGTTAAGGACTGTAATTACTGTTCCGACGGGGAACGCTACGCTTGCGTTTGTAGGGATCGTCATGGTTGAAGCTGAGGCGTTAGATCGGGTGACTAGCACCTGATACTGGTCGGTCAATACTGGTGTGTAGGTTGTGCCGGTCTGGTCGTTAAGCGTGAAGCCTACGAGTCCGTTAAACATAGCCGCGCTTAGGACATCGCCTGTAGCTGCTGGAAAGCCTGTTGCCATTTATATCTCCTAATACGCCATTATGTTAGTGCCGATTATACCTGAAATACTCGATCCGATGATGAACCCTTCAACGATCGGTTCGAGAGTTGTCACAGTTACGCTCATGGCATTTGGCGTTATGTTCCATGAGAGTCCTTGCGCCTGTAAAGTCTTAACGATAGTTGAGCCGTCTGGCTGCACATTTGTAATCTTTAAGTTTGAGAAGTAGTCGAGATCCAGCATTGTCGCAGTAGGAACATCTGGATCTAGTAGATCGACCGTCATAGCATCTATGCGGATCGTAGTCTCTTTGCGAGTTGCCACATATATCTTGGCTATGTTTAGAGTGTCTGCATCTGTCTGGGCTACGAGATTAGACTCGTTTAACTGATGCGGGAAGTATTTAGCGATAGAGGCTGAGTCCTCTGAGACCTGCTGTGTGCCGCCTACGCGAGTCATGCCAGCAGAGTTAATAATTAACTTGTCATCAAAGGCGAAGGTCAGGTTGGTGTAAGGGATACCTGTTGTCTGATTAAACTCGATCGGAGTCTCGCCATACTTCTTAATCACATTGGTGCGATTTAGGAATATCGCAGTTCCTTCAACATCTATGTAGAACGCGCCCTGTTCGCTGAATTCGCAGTTTTTCAAGGCATCTAGGGCTGTGCGAGAAGTGCCGGGATCGGCTATGCAGGTTGTGTTGCCGGTATCTATTGTGCGCATAGAAGCAGGCCATGAGACTTGATCTAGGATTTTGCCAATTCGAGTGCCAGTATCTTGCCCAGCAGTAGCACTTGCAACGGTTGTAATCCCAGCTTGTTGCATAAGTCTAAAAGCATCTGAGCAGATTATGTCAACATAGCCTGTCTCTTGGCCTTGCGGATAGGTGTACTTATAGTCAGTTGTATAGCCTGAGAATAAGAAGTAACCCACGCCGCCTACCGTTGCTGAGACACGCAACTTGCGAAGCGGAGTCAAGAAGCCAAAGTAAGGCGAGTTCACATTCTGTGGGTTAAAGTCAGAGTTAGGATCTAGGACTCTGATAGTTGCAGACCCAGACTCGTAAGTATCGCGCATGATATTGCGACCGCGCTTGATACTGATCTGTCTTACATTAGGGGTTAGATCAACCGTAGGCTCTGGAGTAGTAGTTGAAGCAAGTGTGCCTGTGCCTAGAACGCCGTACTTTTCATCTCCAATAGTGAACGGATAGCCGAAGGTAGCGCCGCTAGTAAAGTCGAAGGATACAGAGATCTGTGCAGGAAGTGTCATGGCCCGAATGAACCACCTTGACGATAGATCGCAGCAAACTTGGCAGATAGTGAAGCATCAAGCAAAGTATCTCGCAGAACATCTTGCAAGCCTTCTTGGGCAATAATTGAACCAGCATTGACATTAACTGTAAAGTCAACTCCTGCTGCGCTTGTCTGTTGTGATCCGTTAGGCAAGGAGTATTGCTGACCAGTAACGCCGTAACCAGTAGCCATAGACACGACTGGCGCAACCGTTGGATTTGCTATGCGGCGCACCTGCGCCTCGATCATATCTAGGTAAGATTTCCATGCTGTAAAAGGGTTTTTAGCATCTGGCATAGATGCAAGGTAAGCAGCTAGTTGCTGTGATAGCCCTTGACTCTTAGCAATTTCGCCAGCGAGTTTAGATGCCTCTGTTGTGTTGCCGGTGAGTATCGCTAGTTGTAGTTCTAGGCGCTTGCGTTCCTCAGCTGAGATATCGCCCTTAAGCGCAGCGATAATCTGAGTCTGTTGGATATCGAATAGAGTGCCAGCCTTTTGAAGCGCCGTTTGTTCTTTGATCGCCTTGGTCTGCTCTTTAGTTGTCTTGAGCAAAGCATCGCGGTTCTTTTTTGCTGCTTTGTCGGCTGCCGCCTTAGTTAGTTCTGCTCTAATCGCTGGAGTAATACCAGACATGTCTCGACCGCGGTTCATCTCGGTCTCGCCTATGGCTCTAAAGGCTTGCAAGTCTCCACGCGCTAGGGCTGCTAACTGACCAACTCCAACGCCAAAGCGGCGCACGAAGGTAGCAAGTGCAGTAGAAGTCTTTTCAATAAGGTTAAGAGTATTGGTAAGTCCGCCTTCTCCACCGCCGCCAAGGGCTGCAAGTGCATCGAGTAAGCCACCACCAATGATCTCTTGAGCATTGCTAGAAGCAACTGATAGGCGCTGCATAGCACCTGCATAGGTATCAACTGCAACTGTTGCTTGTCCGCCAAATAGATCGTTGATGCGTGTTTGAACTTCCTCAAAGGTCATCGCCTTTAGTTCGACTTGAGTTAAACCAATACCGTACTTAGCAAGGGCGCGAGTCTGACCTACAAACCCCTTTGAGAGATCCCCTGCCACCGAGACAACATCTGCGCCGCTAGCTGCTGATAGATCCAGCGCGGTGCGGAGCAATGACTGGGCTTTAGCAACATCTCCAGTTGTAGTTAATAAACGCTGGAATGCCGGGCGAAGTTGATCATCTAGGATACCAAATTGCTTTTCAAGGTCTGCAATGAAGTTCTTGACTGAAGGATCTGCAAAGGCTAACCCTAAGTTATCAAGCGACTGGGTTAATACTCTTGCTGCTTTATCATCTTGAGCAAAGGCTTTAGCAGCATTGAAGCCCGAACGCGCTAAGCGCTGGGCTGTAAATAAACCGACATAAGATTTAGCGAGTGTCTTGACCTGAGAGTTAAGGCTAAGGGTTGACTTGGCGGCATCTTGAAAGGCTTTCTTGCCAGAAAATACCGAAGCAATATCTATCTTTAGATCAGCCATTATTTAACACCTGTCTTTGCTTTAAACTCAATAGCAGAACTGCCAATGGCTTTAACTATCGCAGCTGTTACTTTGCCTTGATCCTCTGCGAACGCTCTGAATATGGCGCGGCCAGTCATCTTGCGAGTTGATCGACCTGCTTGCCCTTGTTGTCTTGGTCGAGCGTTGACTAGTTCGCCTGTGGCATTAGCGCGGTCTAGGAACTGCTTACCAGCGTTAGGGTTTAGAGACTTGTTATAGCTTCGGCCGTCCTCACGATATGAAGCAGGTGTGAACTTAGTGCGCTGGAAGGTTGGTTGACCGTTAGGGTTCTTGCGGCCTGCTGTCTCGTAGATCGCTCCGCCGGCTGATGAGTTAATAATCCGCGCTAGAGATACGAAGCCGCGCTTATTAGGCTTAGAAGGACTGGTCGAGTATTTAACTCCGCGCTTGGCTTCTGACTGATCGTACTTAGGAAACATGCGGTATTTAGCGGTATCTGATGACGAAGCAGCAGAAGTCCAGCCAGATAGCATTGCAGTATTAGACGGCATATAGCCGCGAGCCTTATTAGTAATAGGCTTAAGCGCGGCTGCCATTTGTTTAGTAGTTGCCTTGGCTAGATCAGGTTCAAACTCTCGAAGGGCTTTGCGAAGTTTATCTGCGCCTTTTAGTTCGACTGGCATCGCTCTGCTCCTTTGCTCTGTCCTTCAGGGCTTGAAGTAAAGTCCTGAACATCGTGTGATCTAGTTCAATTAAAGTTTGGGGCGAGAGTCCAGTCTCAAGCGATAGTCTCGCTACGAGATAGGTGAAGGACTCCCGCGTTACTCCAAAGGGTCATCGTCTAAGACCTCAACTCGCGTCAATGTCTCAAGGAATGACTCTCCAAAGGGTTTTACGGTTTCACCCGACCTACGAATTGCTTCCCAGCAGAGCCAATAAACATCGGTCTGCTTTTCATCATCTCTAAAGGCTTTATGGAAACCTTTGCCTTTGAATTGCTCAAAGGCGTACTCGATCGCCGGAGTGATCTGGTACTCGTTAACGCTTCCGTCTGCCCTTGTTACCTTTAGTTTTGCCATGCTTTTGCCCCTTAGTTAGTTATCAGGAAGTTGTAATTGCTACTGTGCCGTTGACATTCCAAGTTACTGACTGAGTGCCAAGGTCTGCAACTGAACCGTTAATATCGGTTGTGTTGTTAACTAGGCAGGTCATTGTGTAAAGTGGGTTTGTCGCTGATGTAGCAGCTGAAGTCTGCTTTAGTGTGACCGTTACTGATGTACCCCACGCGGCTTGCAAAGTTGCTAGAACATTTGCTGAGGCTGTGTCGTTTAGGAAGTCAATAGTAAGAGATGATGCTTCCAAGCCCTTAACGAACTTGTGACCGCTGTCGCCCATTGCTGTGACTTCGAGTTCATCGAAAGTACGGTTAAGCGTTACTGATGTGACATGGTTTGAGAGGTCAACCGAGTTAACAGTAACCACTACTCCATTGTTTAGAAATACTGCCATTTGGTTTATTCCTCGTCTTTCTTATTAGATGGTTTTGGTGCTGGTGTAACAGGAGTCTGACCAATTTTGATCAGGAACTCTGCTTGTTCTTTTTCCCATTCATTCATGGCTTAACTCCAACTCGTTAGGACTGAGACTTGCAGGGAGCAAGTCAGTAGATCGCCTGATGCGGCATTAAGAACGCTTGGAGCGCTCACATCTCCCACATTATAGACGATAGAGGAAGCCGCTAGTTTATTAAACACAGCAACTAGCATTTCCTCAATTCCATTAAGGTTACCTTCGTTGTCCAGGAGTGGCACAAAGATGTTTATAGAAAAGTTAGCAAGTGGGGCAATGGTGTTGTAACTATTGTTGTTAGGAGTTACATAAGGATCACTTGGACTAATTACTACGCTGTTAACGATAGGTGTTGCTGGCGGGAATGAAAATACTGACCAGAGTGAGTTATCGACTAGCGCTGCTGCAATAGTGGCGCGAAGTGTTGAAATAGCGGCGGTCATGGTCAACCAACCATGCTGCGCGGATCAAGAAAAGGCGCAAGCAAGCCGCGAACGCGAGCAAGCAAAGTATTACCCATGCGGTAAGGACTTGGAGCGTATCCGTCAACAGTAACGCCACCGCTTGAAGGTGCTTGACGAGACTGCCAGATGTCGATCGAGATCATGAGGCTTGCTTCTTGGATCGCTGGAATAGTTGAATAATCTGTATAAGTCTCAGCTGCTGCTGTGCCATAAGGTTGAATTACATGGTAAGGATTATTGTTGCCAGCAGTAATAGTTATGTTAAAAGAGTATTCGCCAACCTCAGTAATTGTCTTTGTGCCATTGTAACGGCTTCCTGAATTGCTGATCGTAACGCTCTGCCCAATGTAGAAAACTTCTCGGATATCACTATCAAAGTAAAGAGTACCAACTGTGCCAGAACTCGAATGAGCAATAATTGGCTGTTGGTTTTTCCATAGAAAAGGGATCAACACATTATCGGCAGCATCGCAGACCTCTTGCAAGGTTGCGTCAGAGTAAAGTGTGCCAACACCAAGTGCGGCTCTTAACTCGCTTACTGTCGTGTAACTCATTTGATCCTCTTTCTAAAGACTGGCGGCCTAGAAGGGCACTAGGCCGCCAGCGACTTAGTTAACTGCTATTAGGCAGTCATGTTGAAGCGGCGTACGCCCTTGCCAGACTTGCCCACATAAATTGCGAGGTAGCCGTAGAGTGCGATTTCGAGTTCGCCTGTGGTTAAAATATTTAGACGAAGTTGTGTCTGTGGAGACTCCCAGCAATATACAGAACCTGGTGCAACGAGGAATGCTGACTCATCGACTAGGCCTGATGTTGTGATGTTGTGATCTACGATGAGATCAGTTCCGAGAATGTTTCCACGAACGCTTGAAGCAACTGCTGTTCCTGATGCGTTCTGTGTTGCGCCCTGTGCTGAGTAAAGTGCGCGACCAGTTGTGTCTGCGTAACCTGCAATGGCTGCCCATTGGTCAGTTGATGCGATCAACTTGTTAGCGAAGTCTCCGCCAGTTCCCTTGTAGGCCTTTGCGCCTTCAACAGAGATGAATGACTGGAGTCCTGCTGCTGTTGTTGCAACTGATGTTGCTTGAGTTCCGTCTGCTGTGAATGCAGCGATAAGTGCCTTATCTGTTGCTGCTTCGTAGGCTTTACGGAGTTCAGCCATGAGAAGTTCCATGAACGCTGGTGATGAGCGGTCGATGAGTTCCCAAGAAACGCGGTTTAATCCGGCGAACTTGTTAATTGAAACTGTGTCATAAGCTGAAGTCATGCCTGTATCAGTAACAGATGCACCTTCGTTGACATCTGCAACTGCTGGTGCTGTGTCTGCTGATGTTGCCTGAGTGTAGAGGCGTGGAACTGTAAAGGACATGCCGCTTTCCACGAGTGGCGCACGCGTTACTGCATCAAATGACGGACGGCCCGAGAAGGTGTCTGTGATGAATGAGTTAAGGTGCTGTGGAAGTGTCAAGCCTGTGTTAGTAGATGTTGAGTCATCTGCTGCACGAACTGTGCGGCGTGCTTCGTCATCGCCTAGAGCAGACTTGATAGATGCTTCTAGATATTGTGCTGATGAAATTGGTGCAACGCGCTCTTTTGCATAAGCCATTGCTGGAACAGTTGCGCGTGCGGCTTCAACAGCCGTTGCCTCAACTTCTGGTGCTGCTACGGTGTCTGGAGTATTTTCCACGACCGCCTCGCTTTCTGGTTGTGTGTTTGGTTCAGCTTCAGGAATGACTTCCTCTGCTGCGATCTCTAATACTTGAGCAGACTTAAAGGCTGGCTCAGTTACTAAAGAAACTTCTTTGAGTTTAGCTGCGGTTACAACTGTGTGGCCGTTGCGTGACGGTGCAGATGAGATGATCTCAGCCCCGATGCTAAGACCGCTAACGAGTCCTTCGCTAGCCATAACGAGCGCATCGTTGCCGCCGGTTGAGCGGCTAAGTTTAAAAGTTGCATAGATACCGTCAGGGCGAACGGTTGCAGTAACCATGCGACCAACTGGCTTCTTCATGTCGTGCTGTGATAGCAGCTTGATCTTTGAAGGATCGTCGATCTCAATAGATCCCGCTTCAAAGACTACGCCGCCAAGATTAGTATTACCTACTTCGCCAGTTCCCATAGGCACGATCTTGCCTGAGATTTCGCGGCGTTCTTCGCTGCACTCGATCGAGGCTGCTTCAATGTATAGAGTCTCCATTACGAGATCCCCTCACTTCCATTAGGAGTTAAATCCGTCATTTCCATTGCTTGTTCAGTTGTAATAAGTCCGAGAGTTAGCAACTTCTCAATAACCTGAAGTTCAACCAACGGATCGTTCTTGAGGAAAGTATCAAAGACTGCAAAGCGGACTTCGTGCCCTGCAGTTGAGATATCGTCCATTGAAAGGCGTGTCTGGATAGCCTGAATATAAGGCTCAATAGATAGTGCATAAAATTGCTTGCGTTCTTCGGTTACATTCGCATAAGTCATTGTTGTGTTCTGGTCAGCGCTAAGGTAATACGCTGGCACGTTCATAGCGCGTGCAATTTCAGTTGATAGGTTCTGAATTGCTTCGTTGTACATCATGTCTTTAGGTGAGAACTGTGTGGACTGGAACTCAAGCGTGCTAGTTAAGTAAGCAGTCGAATTGTTCTGGCGGCTGCGCTTCCAAGCTGCTAAAAGTCCAGAGACTTCAGCAGGTGGTAAGTCTGCGCCTGTGTTCTTAAGGATACCTGAACTCATTGGAGTTGCAGCCGAAATAGATGCAGCGCGGTTGATGTCGATCGCTGACTGAATAGTCTTACCAGCGCGCTCTAACACGCCTTCGTCTAGTCCTTGAATAGTAACAATGTCGTTCATGTCGATCGGCTGAATGTCAACGTAATACTGCGTGATCATTATGCCTTCAAGATCGGTTGTGTAAGTAACGCGAGAGTTAGCGATCCATTCGAACGCTGAAGGGCGGCCGTCCTCTGCATAACGCTCTGTTACGCGCAAGTAAGCAACGCCGTAGAACAGTAGGCTATCTACGATCCAGTTAATCGTAACGAATGATGGCTGGTTCTTTGAAAGTTGATTTATCCAACGAGGTGCGGTCATAACTTCGCCGGTGCGCTTGAGACGTTTAGGCAGGTTGCTAATGCGCTAGAGAATAACGACCACCTAAAGGGCATGGTTAAGCAGATTAGACACGCTAACGGCACAGAGTCGATAGAGATGCTATCTGGGGCGCGTTTAG